TTGATGCCTTCGAGTCAACGAAGAGACCCATCATCTTCAGACCAGCGACTCGACCTTTCGCCATTGAATCAGAGAGCTTCTCGAAGGCCGCTGCTGTTCCTATTCCTGTGCGATCACCCAACAGCTGGGCGCCTGCCGCCAGCGTTCCCATGTCGGCAGCAGACTTGATCAATCCACTGCCAAGAACGATGTTGGCCTTCTTCATCAAGTCGAAATTATCGATTGTCCCGAGCGTCCCTTTCTGGAGCTCTCCAAGCATGACAGAAGCTGAAGATCCTGCTGCTTTCGAGAGTCCATTGAAAGCGTCTTGTACATCAGCAACTTCGGCGCCGCGCGCACCCAGAGCAACAATAGCGGCAGTCGTCGCTCCGATGGCCCCGACAGCAAGTCCTGCGAGACCACTAAGTGCCTTGAACGATTGTCCTGACAAACCAATCGCATCAGCAACCTTATTCAGTGGCCTAGTGAACTGATCTCCGAGGCTGATGGTGCCCCGGAGATCACCGATGTTGACAGCCATTACTTCTTTCCCTTCTTAGGATTATGCTGTTCCATCAACATCGTCATCACTTGAAGGACTTGAGCACGTGCTCTCTCCGGTGATTGCGCAACAGCATCATCGCTCTCGAATGGCAAAACGCAATCCTTGAGTTTGAGAGTTCCTCGTGGTCTCTTCCCACGAGAATTCCAGATGGCCTGAACAATGCTTGCTGCTCTGAGATCAGCTCGCTGTTCATCGAATGGCTCAAGATCTGCGTACTCTCTCCAATCGTTGAACTGACGCATGTTGATTTGAGCCAACATGCGATCGACGTTGACGTAGCCTAATTTCAGCGCGAGCCGATGGGCGAAGCGACGCCCGCCGCTCCGCCTGATGCGTTTTTTGGTGCCTCCTCCGACCACCCCTGAAGAACGAGTGCTTTCTTCTGGAGGTCCAAAAGCACTTTCGTACTGCGTGTGGCGAGCTTCTCGATCTGCTTCTCTGTGAAAAGTTTCTTGCCCTTCTCGTCACAAAGAGTTGCACCGAGAAGCATGTAAAGTGCCTGAGCAGATTCCTCCTTCTTGAGAGCCTGCATCTTCTCGTTGAGCTCGAGTCCCTCGCCGACGGGAAGAACCCGAAGATGGACGAATCCTCCCCACATCGGCACGTCGACTTTGATGACTTCGATGTCGTCGGCTTCGAGGATCTCCTGCGCCGTGAGTTGCTTCATGTTGTTGGTCATGACTAGATTCCGATGACCAAGATCTGATACGTAACGGAAGTGCCGGCACCGCTGTTCGCAACCTGGATGATGTCACCGGTGCCAGCCGTCACGGTGATTCCTGCCGTGCTCGGATCGGTAATAACGAACAGACCTCCAGGCTTGATCGAAATGGTGGTGGCCGCAGTGCTCAAGAACGGAACCGAGTTGGCATCACCTCCGACTACGACGTTGTTGGTGTTGCCAGAGCTTGCGATGATCATGATCCCGCGGATCTTCGTCGGTGCGAACGCGACACCGAATGGATCAACGAGGCCACCACCGACCATGTCCAGATCTTCCGTCGTTGACGCGTTGATCGTACGTGAGTCGCTCCAGACTACGCGATTCTGGTTGGCGCCAGTGCCATCCAGGAACGTCGTGTTCTGTTGGAGCATCACGGGCGCGCTCGCGGTTGCGAGACCGACCACATTCGTCAGCTGCGCGTTGGCCACGAACTGAATCGACGTACGGAGTGAGGCCACGAACGCGTTGGCGTCAGGCGTCTGCTGAAGCATCAGTCCGCACAGCAGCAGAGCACTCGCCAACACGGTCCAGATACGGCTCTTCATGTTCTTCATCGATCTTCTCCCTCTTTCAGTCAGAACTTCAGAACTACGAGTTGACCATCGTGATCGCGCCGTCGATCGTCATTGCGAAGGCGACCTGGAGCGCCGCGTCGACTCCGACTTCCTGCGGATCGAACAGCTGTACCCGTCCCGCGAAAGTCCAGTGAGGAAAACCGTTCGGCGGGAACGTGATACGCCAGTTCCGCTTGAGGTTGGTCAAGATGTCGGACAGCATTCCGGGCGACACGCTACTCTGCGTCGCGTCGGTCGGCACCCAGTTGAGAGTGCCCGTCACCTGACCCTTGCGAAGCATGCCGAGGATCTTGGCGTCCTCACCTGCGTTGTGAGTCGACACGTCGATCTCGTTACGTGAGATCTGCGGAGGCTTCAAAGTGACGATCTCGGCGACCGTCGTGAAGACCTCCGGAATGGCGCCGTCTCCTGCCTTGATCAGGATTCCGGTGCCGATGATGGCGTTCCCCATTTCCTTCTCCTTTCCTAGACGTCTCTGTTCTTCACACCGTTCAGTGCATCATATGCAGCGAACGCCATCGTCCTCGCTGTCCTGATGTTCAGCGAACGAACGATGATCTGAGCCGACGGCTGAACAATGGCCGGCGGAGCGAATTCATTGTGAGTTGGTTTTGATCCAGGCCCACCTGTATCTCGGATGTTGAGAATCGGCGTGTCCGTGTCTGGTGTCGGGTTAGGAAGTACTGCCGTGCTGGTCGCAAAGAGATTCACATTCTCCTGACCAACGTTCTTCTCCACAAGAAGTCTGAGAAGTTCCTCGAGAAACGTCTGCGAATACCGTTTCATCGCAATGATGTTAAAACTGTAACGAGGAAATCCGGTATCATCCGGACCAAAATCAAACGGTGGATTCGGTGCCTGGATGTTCATGTACCAGGTCACTTCGTATCTTCCTCTTCGAACTGAGCTTCCTTTGCGATGTCAGCCAGAATCGTTGGAGCCGCCTCCATCAGAGGCTTCTCGAGGAACTTCGCGCTCTTCCCATTCTTGTGGACAAGCGTTTCATCTTCATGTTGTCTGACAGTGTACGGAGCAGCTGGGCCACCATACGCAAGCGTTACCGACATTTCCTTTTCGTCAGCGACAACGATCCCGGTTGAACGCATCGTTCCTTTGTCAACAGGACAGAACTCCCGTTTGCTTCTGGTCATGACTTTCTCACAACCACGGAACAATGCTTTCTTCGCTTTGACAGGGTACTTCTTCCCAACCGCGCGAACCTTCGCGATCATTTCCTTGTCGCCTTTGAACGTAAAGCTCGTCGGAGGCATTATGTAACCTTCGAAAGGTTCCTCACACTGAACTGAATCCGATGTTTGCCTGCTTTGCCAGAAGGCCAGGTCCATTCGAGGAGTATCTCGTGCGGCTCCACTGCCGGAGCAGGCGTGCTGACAATTGCGTTGTCTGAAGGAGGAAGTGTCAAGACGAAGTTGCCCGTCCCATCGATGCTGCCCTTGCCCGTGTTCAGAATATTCTGTTGAGCAGCACCGATGAGAGGCAATCCTGTGGTTCTCGAGTAAAGTGTCATCGTCAAGGTGGTCAAAGTAGTTGACCCGAGCGCTGCCCCTGCCTCATCGACAATGGCTCCAGTAATCCGAACCGTCGTCTGCTCGGGAACTGTCTCTTGAAGGGCAGTGACGTCGCTCATTCTCTAGCCACCAGCGCTGACGGTGCACGTGTAGGTGAACTGGATGCTGTCCAGGTTCGCCACGTTGATCGCGGAGAACACTGACCGATCCCACAGCACGCCGCCGCCGGTTGCGGACTGACTGAAGATGCCGTGCTCGGTGATAGCACCCGCGCCGTCGAACGTGAGCGTGCCGACAGAACGATACTGGTTCGCGGCGGGCTGTGATCGTGTGCCTGTTGCGCGCGTGCTGTCCGGATTGAGGATCGTGGTCGACTCGGTCTGAAGCGCGGAGTCCGTCTGGTTCTCCGCGTTCGTTCCAGTGCCGCAACCGTGGAAGTTCATCGTGGTGAAATCGGTGACACTGTTGTCCCAGTCGTCGACCAGGAAGGCGACTCCTGTATCCGTGATGAACTTCGTGGCAATCAGCCCGAGCCGTTCGACCGTGCCGTCTGCGCGAAAGACAGTGGCGTAGAGACGTGATACGGCGATCACGCCGGACGCATGTACGAGCCCGCGCCATGCGCCTACTCGCGCGAGACGAAGATGTAGCTTCAGCTCTCTCCAGAAGGACGAAAGCTTGCGCCGCAAAGTCAGCCCGTGCGGCAGCGCAGGCCAACTCGGAGCGAGACGCTTCGACTCGTTCGGTGAGAACTTCTGGGCTGACAGTTCTCCTCGCGGGCGAGCGGAAGAAACCAACGCCAATCCTCTTCGGCTCATGCGATCTCCCTCTGAGTGACCGAAGTACGAAACGCTTCGGCCTTGGACAAGTTGAGAGCAGCTCCCAATTCCGGAGCCGCAGCATCACGCGCTTTGACCAACAGCGCATGGATCTTCTGAGCGATGTCATCGGGAATCGGGACAGACGCACTGCAAGTAGCACCAGGCAAAGGCTTCGGTGCATACTCGCAAGTC